ACGCTGCGGAAATGGTTGAGGAACCAGCACCGCAACGGCAACTTGAAGTAAGGACAAGACATGAGCACGAAGTTCCTCGAGGGGTTCGACTACCTGCCTGTGGGCAATGACACAGCATTGAACCAGATGCTTGTGGCTGATGGTTACTGGGGAGCATGGACTGGATATGGTCAGGGGTTGTATCTCCCCACAGGGCGCTTCGGTCTCGGTCGGTGTCTTGCTATCGGTGACCCTCCCGGTGGCGTATCCGCAGTTCGTCCGCTCAACTGGGTCTTCGAGGACGGCTTCGTCTGGGGACAAGCAATCCTTCAGCCACCGGGAACCAGCGGACCGACGATCCGACTCCGTGACTCTCAGGGTGAGGTCGAGATCTTTCGGATCGAGTTTCCTGGTGCATCCGCTGCGGGGATCATCAGGTTCATCAGTTCGTTTGGAACGACTCGTACTCGTACGGGATCGGTCAAGGCGAATACCTGGTTCTACCTCCAGATCAAGTATGTCGGCAACACGTTCCAGGTCAAGATCAACGGCGACGTGGTTATCAACCTGTCAAGTATCGCATCCTGCCCTACGTTCGACTCGATGCAGTACACCAACGGCTATGCTCAGGGTGCGCTATATCTTGATGATATCTACATGAACGATCCTGTGGACGGTGCGACGAACCACGACTATCTTGGCAACATCGTCGTCCGCTCGCAGGCCGCGATTGCGGAGGGTGACCTGACGCAGCTGACACCGAACGGTGCAAGCTTTAACTGGCAGATCGCCGGGAACAATGTTCTCGACACCACGAAGTACAACTACACGCCGGACGTTGGTGATGCCGACCTGTATCAGATGAACCCGAACGTTGCTGCCCGTGACGTGTTGGCCCTGCAGCTCAAGGGTTTCTATATGCAGGATGACGGCGTGCAGCTGTTCGGTCAGAACCAACTCAAGACGGGAGGAACGGTCTATGGAGGATCACCCCTCGGCTTGAACCAGACAAATTACGGTTCGATCACCGACTATTGGGATCGCAACCCAGACACCGGTGACTTCTGGACGACAGCAGAATTGAACGCGCCGATCCAGGCTGGACCGAAACTGCAGGCGAGCGACTGACATGGCATTGAAAGGATCTTACTTCAATATCAGCCAAGCCGAGTCAAATGGTGGAAACCTGTTCGCCAGCTTTCTGGTATTCCAGCCGCTCTACATGCCTATCGGCCCAACAAACAATCAGGCAAGCTTCATCACAGTGCAGCGTGCCGAGTACCAAGTTCGCAAGCCGCAATTTGAGACCGGCTTCTACATGACCCAATATGCACAGGTTGCACCGGAGGATGACGTGACTGATCTTGTATTTCCACAGTTGATCGGCTTGAGCTGGGACACGGAGATGAAGCCCGTGTTCTCGACGAAGATCGCAGACCATACGTCGGGCAAGGAAACTCGCACTTCGTTCTGGGCTGACCCGAAGTGGGATTTCAAGTTGACCTATGACTACTTGCCGAACAAGTCGGCGGGTGTCACTGACCTCAAGCGAATGATCGGCTTCTTCCTGACGTGCAGCGGTGCCTTCGAAGAGTTCCTGTTCAAGGCACCCGATTTCTACCGAGTCGAGAACCTGGATCTGCTGACCGGCGATGGTGATACCGTCGAAGTGCTGGCCGTTCAGGAACTCGACGGGTTTCTCATGCCTGTGGGACAGCTTAACCCAGAAACCTGTATCCTGTACCTCGAACTGACGAACGAGGACCATACGCTGGACTCGGGTGCCTCGATGACGCTGACCTATCCATGGCAGGCGACGATCAGCCACGTCCAGCAAGGCAGTGACGTCTATACGCAAGTTGCTTCGGCACCTGGCGTCCATGAGTATACCTTCAATCCCGTAACGGGTGTGTTGCAGTTCAGTGCAGCCCACAATAACCAGAGCGGGTTCAAGATCTCATACAAGGGAACGCTTCGTCTTGGCGACGAGTTCTCCATTCTGTCGCCGCGCACTTTTGTGCTCGAGACCGCCCCGCCCGAAGGATCAATCCTCTCGGGCACCTACGAGTACTACTTCGTCTGTCGGTTCCTCGACGACGAGGCAGATTTCGCGCAGTTCTCCACGAAGCTCTGGAACCTTCAGGAGATCAACTTTAGGAGCATCATCCAGTGAGGCCCGTATTCCCACAGCCCGGTTATACCGAAGCGGATATCCATGCGTTGCTCGCGTCGAAGAAGTTCGTCTATGTGGACTGCTTCACCATCGTCTCGACTGACGGTCATACCCTTCGATACTCGACTGCCCAGAAGAACGTCGATGTCTTTCCCATCGATGATCCCGACGCAATCGTCCCGGTGACCTTTACTTCGAAGGAGGTGAAGATCTCCGGACTGAAGACTGTCATCGGCGTCGGCGTCGAGGTGGACGAGCAGGAGATGAAGCTCGACTACTCGGCGACACAGGAGTATCAGGGTCAGGCGTTCTCGACGGCGATCCTGCGCGGTCGGTTCGATGGCGCGAATATCCGACGTGACCGATACTTCTGTGCGAAGTGGGGCGCGCCTTGGATCGGCGGAACCACGATGTTCATCGGCAAGACGTCGACTGCGGATAGCGTCGGTCGATCCTCGGCGACTATTAAGGTCAAGTCTGATCTGGTCCTGTTGTCCATGAACATGCCGCGCAAGCTGTTCCAGCCCATGTGCAATTGGACTGTGTTCGATCTCAACTGTGGGCTCAACCGGGACGACTATACGCAGAACGGTATCACTGCGGGCGGGTCGACCAGCAGTCTGATTATCCCGACGGGTATCACGGGTACGGGTAACTTCGTCAACGGCGTCATCCATATCGAGGATGCAGACGCAGTGATCGAGGTCCGAACGATCAAGGACGTTGTGGGTGGAAACTTCGTCCTGGCGTATCCGCTCGACTTCGAACCTGGTTCGGGAGTTCACTTCTCCTGCTACCCGGGATGCAATCGAACCTATAGTCGTTGCGGCGAGTATGGAAATCAGGCGAGGTACCAGGCTTTCGAGTTTGTGCCCAAGGCGGAGACCGCATACTAATGAAGCGGGAACAGGTCATTGCGGCTACTCGAGACTGGCTCGGTACGCCCTATCATCACATGGCAAGGAAGAAGGGCCAAGGTGTAGACTGCGGTCAGCTCATCATCGCTGGCTTCGTGGATGCCGGTGCAGTCGAGGATTTCAAGACTGGCTATTACACACCCGACTGGCATTTGCATCGCGGGGAGGAGAAATACCTCGGGTTCATCGAGGCGCATTTAGCCCGAGTTGATGACGATGACCGGAGCATCGATGCGCGCCTAGCGAACGACGCCTCCTGGCATGCTCCAGCCGGCGACGTGATCGTGTTTCGTGTCGGTCGAACGTTCTCGCACGGCGGTATCGTATCGTCATGGCCCATGTTCATTCACTCTTATCTTCCCAGTGGTATTGTGGAGGAAGTCGATATCCGCAATACGCCGATGTCTCGCCGACCTGCAAGGGTCTATACGTTTGAGGGATACGAACGATGAGTTTCTTCCTTGGTGGTGGCGGCAAGAAGGTCAAGCCCGAGTACACTGGTATCCAGATGCAGACCGCTTCGTCGGTTCTCGCTCTCGCCATTGTGTGGGGCTGTAACCGAGATGCACACAACCTGATCTGGTATAACGACTTCACCCCGCACAAGCAGAAGCAGAAAGTCGGCAAGGGCGGTGGATCAGTCGACTCCTATACCTACAGTGCCTCGTGCATCCTCGCGCTCTGTGAGGGTGTGACCTATGGTATCGGCAAGTACTGGAAGGATCAGTCGACTCAGGACTTCTCCGCGTCGGGCTTTAGCTTCTTCAACGGGTCGACTCCCCAGGCACCTTGGGGCTATGTAACTTCGAAGCATCCCACAGAGGCACGCAGCTATCCAGGCGTGTCCTATGTCGGTGCGGCGAACTACGACCTCGGCTCGAGTGCATCGCTACCGAACCACTCCTTCGAGGTTAAGGCACTTCGGTTCCAGACGTCGAAGGATGGATCGAACGACGCCGACCCCGCGTATATCATCGATGACTTCCTGCTCAGCCCCGCGTTCGGTGTGGGAATGCCGACGGATAACGTTGGCCTTGACACGCTCTATTCGACGGGTCACGCTACGACCACAGGTGACGCCACGTTCCAGACGTATTGCGCCGCTCAGGGTTTTGGCCTGTCTCCTGTGCTCAGTGATCCTACGTCGGCATCGGACACCTTCGACAAGTGGATGAAGATGCTGAATACCGCGGTCGTATGGACCGGGTACAAGCTGAACTTTATTCCGTACGACATCGCGGACATTGACGGCAACGGGTATAAGTATCGGCCGAACCGTACCCCCGCCTATACCTTGACGGATGACGATTACGTCTCGAACAAGGAAGACCCGGTGCAGGTCTCGCGTGTCGATCCTGCCGACGCATCGAACTCGATGAAGCTGACATTCTCGAACGCGGCCAATGAGTATAACGACGCGCCGGTCGAATGGAAGGACCAGGGGCTGATCGACCAGTTCGGTCTGCGTCAGGCAAGCACTTTCGAGACGAAGGACATCACCCGCATCGACATGGCGACTAAAGTCGTGGCGATCATGGGACAGCGTGAAGCCTATATCCGCAATACCTACATTGTCAACCTTGGACCGGCACACTGCCTGATTGAACCGATGGATCTGCTGATCCTGATCGACAAGAAGATCGGCAGTGTTCTTGTCCGCGTCACCAACGTCGAGGAAGATGATGACGGTGACTTCAAGGTCACGTCTGAAGAAGTCACGTTGTCCGTGTCGAGCTCGCAGGGCTTTACCCCGCCGACGATCACACCAAGCGGCAACAATCAGCTCGCTGACCCTGGCCCCGTCAATACGCCGATGATCTTCGACGTTCCCGCTGATCTATCCAACGGCATTCCGCAGGTGTGGGTCGCCGTAAGCGGAGGCAACGGCACTACCTACAATAAGTATTGGGGCGGCTGTCAGGTTTATATCTCGCGAGACAACACGACCTATACCAATATCGGCGTAGTGGATATCCCCGCCCGTATGGGTAAGACGATGGATGCGCTTCCCGCATATGGCAGTGCTAACCCCGACACAGTCAACACGGTCGGCGTCGATCTGCGTATGTCCAACGGTGAGCTGTTGTCGGTCAGCCCCGATGACGCCGAGGCAAATGCGACTCTCTGCTTGCTCGGCGGCGAGTTCGTCAGCTACCAAGATGCTGACCTTACAGCTACGAACGAGTACGACTTGTCGACCATCTACCGTGGGCTGTACAGGACGGCACCTGGATCCCATCTGTCCGGTGTGCCCTTTGCTCGTCTAGACGAAGCCATCTTCAAGTATCAGCTGCCGCCGGAATACATCGGTGTACCACTATGGTTCAAGTTCGTCAGCTTCAACATCTGGGGCCAGGCCCTCGAGGACGTTGCAGACGTTGCCTACTACACCTACACTCCATCGGGTCTCGGCTTCCTGATCGGTGATCCCGCCTCTTGCAGCCTCGCCTTTAATGCGAGGACTCAAGCGGATGGGACGAACATCATCGAAGGCACGGTTACTGTGGGAGCGTCACCCGGACCGTACCTCGATCACTATGACGTGCAGATTGCCGTTGATCCTTACACGACTTGGCAAGACATCGCGAAGGTGTCCGCTTTGTCGAGCAAGTCGACGTTCCAGCCCGCACTTCCCTCGACCAACTACAAGGCTCGAGCCCGCGCAGTGTCGTCTGCTGTGGGCGGCACTCCCAGCAACTGGGTGACCACAGGGGTTGTCGGTTCTGGTGCTTTGGATACTGTTGCTCCCAGTGCGCCGACCGGGCTATCGACGTCTGGGGGCCTGTTTAGTAATAAGCTGACCTGGACAGCGGGTAGTGGGGGTGGAGCCGTCAATCACTACAATATCTATGCCATCCATGGCTCATCAGGGTCCTTCGGATCGGCAGTCCTTGTTGGTACTTCTCTGTCTCCCTTCTTCACCCATTCGGGGTTGAGCACCTCCGATACCTGGAGATACTGGGTAACTGCCCAGAATTTCGCTGGAGAGTCCACCGAACTCGGGCCCGCCAATTCGACTACCTCATCCTCGGCGGGTGGCGGAGCGTTTACGAGTTTGACCGACGTTCCTTCCTCCTACTCCGGATCCGCGCTTAAGTGGCTGAGGGTTAATTCCACGCCTAATGGGCTAGAGTTCTTCACCCCAACCTTCAAGATGCTTTCCGATGTACCCAGTTCCTACAGCGGTCAAACGGGAAAATCTCTAAGGGTCAACTCGGGAGAAACAGGCCTAGAATTCTACACACCCATAACCTCGTTCTCAGTAAAAGAGGATGGGACACCGGTGGTTGCTACTGCAGTGTCGCTGAACTTCACTGGCTCGGGGGTAGTTGTTACGGATGGGGGTAGTGGCCAAGCTAATGTGGAGATCAACTCACCCACAAGTAGGATCTATGCACCTTTAGTTAATGGCGATTTGCCCGGCCCGGGTATAATGGCTAACTCGGATGGGCAGTGTATTATGGTGGAGGTAGGATAATGTCTTCTTCAATCTTCAGGGACTACTTCGGTCGAGGCTTGGATGCGGATCTACCCGATCCCACGGGCTTTGTTATCCCGGCGGATACAGCAGCTCTGTACTATGCAACAGACACCGGCAAATTCTATCTGCTAAATGCTGCGGGAACAGCCTGGGATCCATTTGTTACGACTCCGCCCTATCGGTTTACCTTTTTCTTTACAAGTACGCCGATAACCAATGAGGTTCTGTTTCTCCATACGGCCGTTGCCGGGTTTACCCTCGAAGATGATTTTGCCGGCGCAGTGGCGGACGTCGGGACAAATCCAGCGGCATCATTTGTGATGACCGTGAAGCTGAATGGTTCATCTGTGGGAACCATTACGGTTTCAACGGGCGGGTCCATCACGTTTAGCACCACTGGAGGGACAGTCAGCGTATCGACCGGGGATCTTATTTCCATCTCCGGACCCTCGACTGCTGATACCACAATCGCTAATTTCTGCGCCACATTTACGGGGAGCTAAGACATGGCCGGTCATCGTTATTGGCGGGTTCGAGGACTAGAACTTAATAGCGGGCTCATGGCTGCCACCAATGTGGAGTTGCGTGAGGTTCTCGGTGGTCCAACGGTTACAGGATCGGGTACCGCGATAGCCAGTAGTTACTACGGGGGTGGATATGAACCCGCTAATGCCTTTGACGGTTCAAGCTCTCCCTGGGCTTCTAGTGGTGGTGGAGCGGGTGTTCAGTGGATTGGCTATGACTTCGGTTCGGGTGTAACCAAAGACATCATTCAGGTTACCTACACCGGTCGAGACAGTGGCTCATCCAATCAGAGCCCTTGGTTTGTTGCTATTGAGTATTCGGATGATGGTTCTTCTTGGACTACGCTATTCAGGAGGTACACCCTATCGGCTTGGGGTAACTACACGACTGAGGTCTATACAGTTCCTTCCCCCATTCCTCTGGGTGCTAATCCCCACAGGTATTGGAGGATCGAAATCCTAAGCTCTTATAGTAATCCTTCAGGCGCCTCCGAGCTTGAGTTTGCTTACGAGCCTGGTGGTATAAACCTTAGTCATATCTTATCCTTCACTTGGTCATGGTCCAGTAATTATGGTGGCGGATACCCCCCTTCTCAGTTGTTCGATTATGTCTTTCCGCCAACCGATAACCAGTTCCTATTCGCCTCAGACGTGGGAACCATCGATCTTGATTGCGATGCTGAATTTACCCTGTCCCAAATCACGTGGTATGCTCGACAGGGATTTCCCAGTCAGTCTCCCGCGACGGGTAGGGTAAGATACTCGGATGATGGCTCGACATGGACTACAGCTTGGACCTTCTCTTTTGGGTCTTGGTCTGCAGGAGAGGGAAAAACGGTATACGACCCGGGGTATGTGCCTCCCACCCCGACTGATCGTAGGCGTCAGGGAAGCATAGTTTTTTAAGGAGAATAAAGATGACTTATGTATGGGGTGACTCCAGCAAAGCCAAGATCCTTCTGCTCGAACCGAGGTTGCAGAAAGTACTGAACCGATACATCGAGATCGCCCATCATGACTCGACCATCGTCGAGGGTCTTCGAACGGACGAGCAGTGCTTCATCAATTTCGGCAAGGGTCGTACCGCGGCCCAATGTATCGCCGGCGGGTGTCCCGCGAAATATGCTCGGCCTGATGTCCCAAAGGTGACGTGGCTCGGTCACGCTCTGTCCTCGAACCACAGGAAGAAGGATGACGGCTATGGCTGGGCTGTCGATATGTACCCTTATCCTGTATCGCTCGTTCTCGGTCGACCCGACAAGGAATGGCTGCCCCTGTTCGATCAGATCGCCAAAGACATGAAGCAGGCTGCCCTGGACGTCGGCGTCAAGATCCGATGGGGAGCTGACTGGGACCAGGACGGTATCCCTCGTGAGAGGGGTGAGACCGACAATCCGCATTTTGAATTGATTGGATAAAGCTATGGGTATTAAGCTTGACAGTCTGCTGATGATGTTCAAGGGTCCGGGCGGTCACTTCGATGTCGTCCGTATCTTGTTCTCGATTGGTGGACTGAACGGGGTCATCATGCCGCCGACGTTTCAGGCGTGGGCAATGATAAAAGGACAGGCCTGGGACCCGTTGGCATTCTGCACCGCATACGGCGGAATGCTTGCAGCTATTGTGACGGCGGGTGGTCTCGCGATCAGTACGAAGGATAAGGGAGTCGCCAGTGCGTTGAACACGACGCCTTCCTCATCCCCCGAGGGCGGACAACCTTAACGCCATTCCGAGGTTCGCTCAGCGCGGACAGTTGGCCCGGGGCTGAAATGTCCCTCCGGTCCCGGGCCGACTTTATACCCGTACAAACGGAAGACTCGTTCAGCCTCCATCGATAGCTCCAGCGCATCCTCATGAACGAGCAGCTCAGCGCGGAGCTCCTTGATCTCGGCTTCCATGATCGGCCCGAGAATATCTTCGTCTGCTGTGGTGACCAGACGCTCGGCAATTCGCTGAGCGCGTTCGAGCTTCTTGTATGTCTCGTGGCGTTCCTGTTGAACGAGCTGCCTCGATTGTCCCATCGAGATGATGAGCTTCTGCAGGATATTCTCCCGCGTAGGATCATCAGTCGTTCCGTCCTTGCGTTGCGCGTGTATCGCGTTCTTCATTGTGTCCCTCAAGAACGCCTGAACGCGCGCAGGCGTCACGCGCGACTCGTCCTGTCGTCCTGTCGCATCAAATCGCTTGCGACGATCTGGATCGCTCAGAATGTCATAGGCATTCTTCATCGCACGGAACTGATTGATGTCACCCGTCGCCAGGTTATCCGGGTGAAGCTTCGCGGAGAGCCGACGATACGCTGCCTTAATCTGCGTATCGCCGGCGTCCTTCGCGACCCCGAGAACTTCATAAGGGGTCGGCTCGGTCATTTCGGTTGATCCTCATTCAGCTTCTTCGCGCGAGCTGCCGCGTCATCGATGGACTTCCACGTCGACTCGAGCTTCGAGGCGCAGTCGTCCCCATACTCGAACGCGTCAGCGATCACGTCCGCAACGTCGTTGTCCGTCTTCACAGGACGGCGACCGGGTTTGTCCTTGCAGTGACGCAGGCGCTCATCCGGAGTCGCGGCCATGTAGTGTTCGCGGACAACGATATCACTGACTGTTGCGGGTCGGCTCTGGTCCCCACACGCTGTCAAGGGTGCGAGTAATGATAGGGTCAATAGGGCGAGTGGTAGCCGGGACAGCTTTGATGACATCGTGGATCTCCTTGTACTTGGTGGAACGGTTGGTCGTTGCGGCGGCTTCATTGTTCGCGATGCCCGTCGCTGCATCCTTCTGTTCGCCTGTGGTCTTCGCGACCGCGGCGTTCTCCTTGTTGATCCTGACGAGCTCAGTCTTCTGGTCTGTGAGCTTCTTGTTGTCGGCGTTGAGGTTGGTGACCCGCGTCTCGAGGTCGGTGATATGCTGGAAGTGCTCATGCACCTTCGAGTACGCCAACCACAGGAGGCCGGCGATGATGAGGCCGCCGACGATCTTGACGATTAGACCGACGGTGATCTGTTTGCCGAAGGCGCTGAACGCGACTCGGGCCAGTAGTCCTGCGAACATGCTACTTCTCCTTGGGGATTTGCTCGTCGTATAATGCCTGCACCCACTTGACGAGCTCGGGGTTGGCGCGGTAACCTGCGTTCCACACAGTGTCGATCTTGCCCGGGCACTTGACCCGTTTGAAGAACTTGCGCAGTCGGCTGATATGGACATCGAAAATCTTGGGCTCAGGACCGCCATCGTCGCGATCACCGTAGACCACCGAGTGGAAGGTGGATCGGGTCACGACTGCGGGAGCACGTTTGACGAGGATATGGAGGACGGTCGCCATCCTGTGGGTCATGCCGCATCGAAGGGCCATTAAGACACCCAGTTCCTTATCCGAACCAGTCAGCTCCTTGAGCTGCTGTGTCAGGATTTCTACCTGGTCTTCAAGTTGTCTTTCTCGTGACGGTACCATTGCCCAATGCCCTCATGCGGTATTAGGGGGCATGATACTTCCTGGTAATGTTTTGGTCAACTGCCATGCCGGGGACGTGTTGGCGACGTGTCGAATGGCATGATACGCGTGCGCCGGGTGCGTCGCTGGGGTCGGTGCGCTAGGCGCGCGTCACGCACTACGCGATCACTCACCCGGCCAGCGAAAAGCGCCCGGTGCGTTTGATGGCACCGAGCGCTTATACGGGGGGTCAGATCGGGCGGCGCCGATCAATCGTCGTCGTCATCGTCCTTCTTGGACTTGCCCTTCGACTTGCCCTTCTTGGCGGGCTTGTCGTCCGACTTGTCCTTCTTGGACTTCTTCGCCGGCTTCTCGTCGTCATCGTCGTCGCTCGACTTGAGCTGCGAGATGACTTCCTTCAGCTCGGCCTTCGAGTTCCAGCCGTACGACTTGCCGGCCTTCTCGATGCCCTTGTTGCGGAGCTGGACGCGCACCGAAGCCGGCTTGATGCCCAGCTCTTCGGCGATGTCCTCGACGCCGAACTTGAACTCGGAGGCCTTCTCCTTGTCCTCGTCCTTGTCGGCGGCCTTCGACTTGCCCTTGGTATCGGGCTTCTCGGCCTTCTTGTCCTTCTTCTTGTCCTTCGCCATTGTTCGTCCCTTCATGGTCAACGTTTCGACAATCGATCATAGAAGGTTTCCGTGATCGACATTTTCCTTCTTACACTGGTAATGATGTCTATGTCAATAGACCGTCGTGCCGCTGGGAAAAAATAATCTGCCCTGTCATCCTGATCGAGAAAATCACCTCGGCTCAGCATCTGATCGTAGTCGATGTAGGAGTGGCCCATCGAATACACGAAGAACTTCCTGGCTCGATATAGATCGACGCCGACACCGCCGGTGCGTTGCTGGCAGATGATCGCGTCGTAGTCACCCCGCTGAAAACCCAGCAGCATGTTCGTCCGTCGCTTATCCTTCTTCAGGTCCTTGACCTTACCCCACAGCTCGGCGACTCGATCATAACCCATACGTCGGATCATGCGCGCGATCATGTGGACTTCCCAAGTGTACTTGCAGAAGACAACAAAAGGCTTGCCGGGTTCGCCATGCTTCCTGATGAGACGACGGAGCAGTCGACGCTTCGCTGTGCCGATGACATGCACGTCACCGTCCTCGTCTTTGATATGCCCGCCTGTCATCTGTTGCAGCTTGCCGATCTGCGTGATCTTCAACGGCGTCGATATGACAGTGCCCCGAACCTTGACAACCATGTTCTTCTCGAGCTTCTCATATCGAGCACGTTCATCATCGGGCAAGTCGAAGCGAACTACATGGACATGAGCAGGCTCGATGCCCGCGTCTGCTTTGCTGATCCGCATGACGTGTGGACTGATGAGGTCTGCATACTCGTCGAGTCGATCCTCACGCATAGGCGCCTTGCGCTTCGCGATCTGATAGGCCAGCATCATCTTCTGACGCTGCACCATTCCCATCTTCTTCTTGAGGTCAATTGTCGGCTCGACTAGGAAGTGTTTCTCGAAGTCCTTCCACACTGTGCCGAGCACGTGAGGCTCGATGAAGCGAAGGATTGCCCACAGGTCCTTCGGGTCAAGATCCATGGGCGTTCCTGTCAGCGCTAGGCGCCGTCGTGCACTGCGGCCGATGAAGTACGCGTCCTTCGATGACTGCGACGACCTGTTCTTCAGCCGCTGCGCCTCGTCCCATATCATCCAGTCCCACTTGCGCCGCTTCAGCTTATCGCGGATCGGTGTGACTGCCTCGGGATTTAGTGCGAGAACGCGGAACTTCTTGGGATGCGCCTTCCTGTGGGCGTCGTAGGATGCGAGGTCACGGTGCACCGAGTAATGGGGTAGCTTTTCTGTCAGGAACTTTACCCAGGTGGACTCGATATTGGTTAACGGCCCAACGAGCAGAACGTCGTGGGACTCGGGCTTTAGAACCTCGAGGCACGCGCCCGTAACCCAAGTCTTCCCCGTGCGTTGCGCGAAGAGAGCGGCAAATCCATTTGTAGAGACGATCGCCTCGACGCCTCTTCGCTGATGCCTCTTGAGCAGCTTTAACCAGGGCGACTGCTTGCGAAGGCGTTTCCACGATACACGCGACTGCTCCCGCGTCTCGGTAGTCAGCGAGAGTCTGGAGTTGAATAGCGCTAGGCTTTCCGGTGAAGGGGAGCTTGACTTCGAACCCGAAGAAGAGCCCGTCGACCGTGCCGATGATGTCCGGCTGGCCAGCTTCCTGGAACGCGGAGCCATGGACTTTGAACCACTTGCCACCAACTTCTTTCCTCAATGCCTTTTGGATGCGTTGCTGCAACCGGGACTCCGCCTTCTTGGCCATGTTAGTCGATCAGCTCGGTGTCGGGTTCCTTCATCCGTTCCGGATACTCGTTCTTGAAACGAGCGAAGTCTTCGATGCGACGACGCACCGCTTCCTGGTGAACGGGGTCCTGGATCAAACTGTGATAGTGGATCAGGACGGCGAGCGCATGGTTATCACGACCACGGAAGATCATCACAGGCTCCTCCTGTGGGATCGTCTCACCAGATGCCCGGTTGATGATCGGGCCGGTTTCATACTTCGGTTCTTGCATGATGTTCTCCTATGGAAAAAGGGCGACCCGATCTCTCGAGCCGCCCTTCCCTTCCGCCGGCGTTAGCCGGATCAGTCCTCGAGCAGGTCGGCTTCCTCGAGCGCGTCCTTGACCGCGGCCACCTTCTTCGGCAGCTTCTTGTAGTCGTCAAGATCCACGTCGATGCCCGACTCGTCGATCACCTCCTGGAGCTCGTCCTCGTCCATGTCGTCGATGTCTTCGCCATCGTACTTCTTGGCCTTCTTCTTGGACTTGCCCTTGTCCTTCGACTTCGATTTGCCCTTCGGCTCATCGTCATCGTCGTCCTTGGACTTCGACTTGGATTTCGACTTGCCCTTGGCCGGCTTGTCATCATCGTCATCATCCTTGGACTTGCCCTTGGACTTGCCCTTGGACTTCTTGGCCGCGGCCTTGTCATCGTCCTCGAGCAGTTCCTTGAGCTCGTCCTCGTCGAGCTTCTTCGCCGCCTTCTTGTCGGCGAGCTCGCGCTTGATGACCAGGTCGCGGAGATCGTCCTCGTCCATGTCGTCATAGTCGGGCGTCTCGTCCTTGGACTTCTTGCCCTTGGACTTCTTGCCCTTCTTGTCGTCATCGTCATCATCGTCGTCATCGGAACCCTTGTAGTTCTCGATGCTGTCGAAGTCGGTCATCTTCGCACGCTTCCGACCCTGGTAGGTCTCGTGCGTGAGGACGCCGACGCAGCTCTCGCCGACGAGTTCGGACAGGTCGATGTCCATCTCGTCCTCGGGAACCTCCTGGCCGAGCGCAGTCAGGAAAGCGTGCAGCTTCCACAGGCTGTTCTCCTGGAGCGGGCAGTAGAACCAGAGCTTGGTGCCCTTGTACTTGCCCTCGGCGACCTCGAGCACGAACTCGATCTGGTCGTTGTTGTTCCCGCTCTTACCGAGCGTGGCCTCGAGGACCTCGACCTTGTAGTCGCCTTCAGGCGGCGTCTGCCGAGACTCGACGCCCTTGAAGTTGACCTTGACACTGGAACCCTTTTTACGACGGGCCATTACTCTTTTCCTTTCATGATCTTCACTATCTTCCGGAAGGTAGGATCGATGATATAATCCGGAGCCTCGATCCCCTTGGGCTTTCGGATCTTGGTGGTATAGACTTCGTTAGGGCCTAACCTCAAGCAGAATTGTTTCTCGACCGTTCGGGTGGTCTTTCCCTTGACCTTCTCCTTATGCACCTTGATGCGGATGAAGGTATTGCCGATGATCGACACCGACGCGCACAGGTCCTTGTTGACCGAAGGCATGAGCTTCGTGCCGACCTCAGGTGCAAGTGCATCGACACCATCGTCTTCCTCATCGCCGGCGTTGAACACCCGCTCCTGTGCGATGAAGACCGACTCGACGGGCAGGTTGCGCACGTCCATGATGAGCGACTTGAGGTCACCGGCAATGCTTCCCCAGTCCTGCTTCGTCAGCGTGCCGAAGTCACCTGCACGTTTGCCCTTGGGCTTGAGCTTCTTTTTCTCGCCCATCTCCTCGATGAGGATACCCTGGAACTGCGTCATCGTATCGATGGCGACTGTCTTGTATTTGAGCTTGCCTCGTTCGGCCTTCTTGTGAAGCCAGAGGACGAGTTCCTTCATCTCGTCCGAGGTGTTGATGTCCACCACGTCGATATCTTCGACATCGCGGATGCTGTCGGTCCCATTGTCCCGAACGTTAATGTAGAGTATCGGTTTGGGCCACGATGCGGTCAGCGTGGTTTTCCCGGTACCGCTGCGCCCGTAGAGCGCGGTGGAGTTGGGGTGCTTGACATCGGCGACGGGCTTGGACCCTGGTGCGCTGTCACCACCCTTATCAGTCTTCCGAACGGTCGTCGCCATTGTGGTCATTTCCTTGTTTCGTTTCGACACTATACTCGCGTTCGATCAACCAGTCAACATCAGAACCGGTCGCTTCAGCCTTGCAAAGCGCCTGATAATCGCACCAGGTGCAATGCCGGCCAATGTTCTGGTCCTTCTTTTTGCCGTGGAAGTCTTGGATTTCGTGGGCCGTGTCAACGAAGTCGTTCCAGATATTGTCCACGATGCGGCGCTTCACCGGACTATAGACCCGAATGAACCGGTTCTTGAGGTTGGCCTCGGCATCATCGAGCAGCTTCCTGTGGTCCTTCTTCTTCAGGCCCTGCTCTTTCAACCAGCGCTCAATGCGCGCCGGTACCGAGTCAATCCTCGCCTGGGAGACTTTACCGGTCTTGGTCAATTCGCCTGGGACATTCGGTGCCTTGCTGCTAACGTAATCCCACAGGACGCCATCGATCTGCTCAAAGCCCATCTGCTCCAGCGCACGGAAGTAGACAGCTGCCTGCACCGAACGCCAACGATCGTCTTCCGAAGGCATACGGGCAAAGGTCTTGTGCTCCATGACCCAACGCATACCCTTCGACTTGACGACCGCGTCGATCTTCCCCGTGAACCACAGGCCGTCGTCGAGCTCGATGCGGAACTCATGCTCCGACCGACGACCGCCGTGCTTGATCGGCTTGATCTGACCTTCCCAGAAACGGAAGTAGTCAGTCATGATATCCCGCATATCCTCGACGAGGTTGCCGTACATCTCGATCTCTTTCTTGAAGAGCTTCTTGTTGTCCAGCTCGATCTTGTCGAGGACTTCGTTCCAGTCATGCCGCTCGAAGTCAGCCTCAGCGATCTCGTGCATGATCGTCCCGAACATGAAGGGACGCTTGATCCGCTTCTTCTTCAAGCCGAGCACGAACTTGTTGTGGTACTGCCGACGACACTGCCGATACGTCTTGACCTTTGACTGACTGATGTTGATCTGGCCATCGGCGGTGAGGACGGTACTGTGATCGTGTGCTGGCGCCGCGCCTGAATTATCGCCTACGCCGCGAGCTTTTCCCTTAGTCGCCTTTGCGCCTTGTTCCATACCGGCCGCGGCGGCCTCGCGCTTTTTGCGTGACCGCTTCTCTTTGATGCTTTCGGGTTTGCCTTTAGCCATTCGTCAATTCCTTTGCCTGCTGCCCAAGGCCCGCATTTCGCTTCGGCTTCAATAGGCACACTAAGATTGATTTCAAACGTTGTCAATAGATCGGGCTGCGACATGATCTCCAGGATACGGCGGTAGACCTGCTCGACCTTATCGTTCCTCACGAGCACCAGCACGGCGTCGTGCACCGTACCGACGAGACGATAATACTTCGACGAGAACTCCTCACGCATCTGCAAGGCCGCCATGAGGTTGAGTTCGTTGGCGAACGACTGCACCGGTGAGTTGATCGCCTGACGCTGAGCCTCACGCCTCTGTGGGGTATCGCGATTTCCCATAGCAGCGGGCAGTCGACGCTTGCGTCCTGAGAGCGAACGGACATAGCCGTTGACCTGTGAGAAACGCTGTTGCTTCTTATGCCACTTCGGGAACTTCGGGTATAGCTCGAAGAACGCTTCACGAGATGCCTGAGCTTCATCGTCTGTAACGGTGACGCCGTAGTTGTCTCGGGCATAGATCTTGAACTTCTTCCACCACATGCCGTAGAGATAACCGAAGTTGATCGCCTTCGCTTTCTTCCGGGTTTCCTTCCAGTTCATGAAAGGCTTGAGTGCTTTTGTTTCAGCCCAGGCCTCGACGACCTTGACCGCAGCGTCACCGCCCATCTTCAGAACATACTCAACGGCATCACTATATGACAGCTTGACGCCGCCATGTAGCTTAGCTGTCTTTATCATTTCCTTACGATAGCCTGCTCCGCGTTCAATCTCGCGAATAGCTGTCTGCCAATGAGGATCCTCGCCATCGTTGAACACCTGCAGCAGGTTGTGCTCATCGGCGAGCTCCGCTGCGATGCGCAACTCAATCTGACTAAGATCGGCCTCGACGAGTGTCCAGCCCGGCGGCGCAGTGATGAGCGTCCTGATCCTCGGATCGCGCGGAACCTGTTGGAGGTTGGGGTGCTCACAGGAGAGTCGGCCGGTAACTGTGCCGTGTAGTTTGAATACAGGATGCAGGCGTCCAGAGCTATCAAGGTACGGTCGCCAACCCTCGATGAAGGCCGACAGTTGCTTCTGAGCCTCACGGAACTTGAGCAGGTGCCCGACCATCGGGTGATCGATGCGCTTGAGCACACTTTCACTGACAGACCACTTGCCGCCTTTGGTCTTCTCAACACCATCGATCTTGAGCTGAACAAACAGAAGGTCAGCCAGCTGATCGTTCGATCCCCAGTTGAACTTACCGGTCTTCTTGTCCTTGAGGACAGCCTTCTTCTCGAACGGTGCGAGGTTCTTCAGTGCCTCGGCAACCTGCTCACGCAAGAAGACCTCAGCGTCATCCATCTTATCCTGATCGATGTAGACGCCTTCGAACTCGGCCTCGATGAACATCTCGACGCATGGCATCATGATGTACTTGAAGACGCGGTATACCTCCTCGTCCTCCTTGAACATCTTGGCAAACTTGAACTTCAGCTTGCGGGTGTAGAAGACGTCGTGAGCCGCGTACTTCGCGTTCTGCAACGACCAGGTGGTCTTCTGTCCTTCCTTGTTGCCGATGTCCCAGTCGGGCACACCGAAGAACTTCTGTGCCAAGTACTTCAGGCCGTGAAGGTCATTCTCGTCGAGCATGAAGTGTGCGAGCAGCGTATCGAAGTCAACCTTCCACACCACGCCGAAACGAACAAGCATCCACAGGCAGTCGAACTTGCCATTGTGGAAGACGGTGATACAGTCCT